TTATTAATCGGATCCCAAAGAATACCTTTACCTTTGAATGTTGCCATAATATTCCACCCCTTATATAAGTTAAATATTAAAGGGGCATATAGCCCCTTATTGAATTTATAATGTTGTTGCTATACCACCAGCAGCCGAAGCAGTTACATAACCCGTTACATAGACATTAGTTAGTCCAGTCTTAGCGTTTGCAGTAAAACCAACATTGCCGGGATTATGCAAATGTATCGCACCGGATGTGGGGTTAGTGCCAATTACCGCGGCATCTGATTTATCAATTCCGTTTTCATTCCAATTATGGAAATCACAATCCTTGAATAATTGTATGCCATCACACGAAGTTGCACCACTTAAATTGACTGCACCCTTCCCGGCAGTCGCAGAATAAGAAAGTGATTCGCAATTATAAAAACGACTTCTCCATACATGATTTTCATATACAATTTCGCCATTTGCTGCTGCCTTTAACACTGAATCAGTTCCAAAAGTACAATTATAGCCAGTAGTTTCTTGAGAACCATTCATCTTAAATGAAAAAGCAGTTGCAACGGCTCCAGGTGTAGCATGCCCTGCACCAACAAAATGAGTATTTATAAAAGTGTTTCTTGCACCTGCATCTATAAAACCACCTAACGCTGCCGCATCGGAACTCCAATTTCCAATATTAAGATTAATGAATGTGTTATTATTACCAGTAACATTTATCATATATGGACAATAAGAATTAACAACAGATGAACCTGCATTGGCTGCGGTCTCAGTTACCAATGTTCCTATTGTTGTCAAAGTCAAAGTTAATGCTTCTACTGTTTGAATAACTAATCCGGTTGCATTTGCTCCGTTGCCTGTCGTATTAACTCGAATAATATCACCAGCAACAAAACCATCTGTAATAAATGAGCCAGTTGTTCGTGTAATCTTATCGTACGTTGTCCCAGAACCTTGGACAAAAGCTAATCCAGTCAATGCACCCGTTGTATGTTCAACGTTTGCAATTCTCGCACGTTGAAACATCCGAGTTGGTGAACATAAACCAATAACAGTTATTGCATGTTTTGACCATTCAAGTGGGTAACTTAAATAAGAAGTTGTATGAGCAGCAGAAGTACCACCGCTTAGAATACAAATACCATCGCCTTTACCCGTTACGCATAAATCATAAGCATCCCTTAAAGTCGTAACAACCTGACCGGGTGCATTTGGAAGTGGTAAAGTCGAACCGTAGGGATCGACAAAATACCAAGTTCCTCTAATTGCAGGAAGTGACGCACCAAATTCGGCTTCACCTAAAGCATCCCTCAATTGTGGAGGAAATCCAGTGTAACTATTCCAGTTTTTCATTTTATTCCTCCTTTATTAAGATGTTGCCAAACCAGTTATTGACCCGTGCATAAATGTTGGACCGTAATCAAGACCCAATTTACCATATATTTGACCCTTTTCAGCCGCACCCGTTTTAGCTAATGGTTCATAAAATAAATTACCTTTACCCGGTACTGGTTGGAATACGGGGGCGATATAACTCATTTCATAAAGTCCAATTGTATCCGTTGGCATATCTGAATCCAAAGCAATACCAACATTACCGGCAATATCCATTACAAGCTGTTTAATCTGAACACCACCGACATTTCTATCTGTTGGTGCATACATAAATATATCCGATAATACTTGTAATTGATAAGCGTTGCAGAATAATACAAGATTTTCAAATGTTGCACCTGCCGCATACATCGTCCTTAATAACTGTTGAATTAATGTTTTGCTCAATTTAGCACCAGCAGCAGCAATAGTATTTCCACCGACAACAATTGCAGCTAACATACCGCGTGTTTTATTTGCCGTTCCTGCATCGGTTGAAATTTGATAAACACCGTTATGGAAAGTATAATTGGCATCACGAGCAATTTTTTTCAATTTAACCATCTGTTGAAATGCCAATTCATCAGCAGCATTATTTGTAGCACCCACTGTATTGATACCAGAAAGACGACCGGCATTTGATAATTTTTCGTAAGAAATTGAAACCGCTTCTTGAAAAATTTGAGTAACATTTTTTTCTTGTGTTCTTGCTGCCTGTGCCGCTGTTACACCACTTATAGAAGCTGTTTCTGTAATTTCTGGCTGTGATGCTGCATCAATTGTATAAAGTGATGCAGTTGGAAATTCAAAATTGTCTGTTTTTTTACCGCTATTAAGACCGCCAATCATAGAAAGAAATGGGGTTTTCGTAATTGCGGCTGTGAATAAAGCACCATCATAATTCGGCAAATTCCAAATTGTTCCATCTGTACCGATTTTATTTTGGCTTGGATAAATAATTTTTTTCAAGTCCATTTTTACCTCAATATTAATTCGTTATAAAACCCGCTAATTGATTTCTAATCTTCAATTGTTCTAAAAGATCACCTTTTTTGATTGCCGCATCAAGTTTCGTTTCCAAAGATTTTTTTGTTTCCTTTTCACGATCTTGAGGTTTGCGTCCACTATTATCGCCTTGCAATTCTGTTGCCTTGGCTTCTACGGCAGAATCAAAAATAGTTTTGAATTGTGCAATCTTGTTTATGGTATCTTCAAGTTTATCAGATATGAAACTATCAACCAATTCAGCGAATGGTAATTTCTGTTTATTAATTTCTTCCAATGCTTTATTTCGGATTTTTTCACGCTCCAAATCTTTAATGAGTTTATCTTGTTTCTCGCTTAATTCACGAATTGATTTTTGTTCGGGGGTTTCTTTGACATTATACTCCTTTGCGAGTTCAGTTCTAATCTGATTTTTAATTTCGGGTAGTTTTTCGGTTTCAAATTTTGCATCATGTGTTTGAATTGCTTTTTGCACACGCGCATCGAACAAAGAAGCCGATAACTTTTTGCCGTTATCTGAATCAAGATAACCTTTAATTAAATCGTCATTAATCGGACGAACTTTGTTAAGAAATGCAATTACACTTTCGTTTGAATTGTTTTTAGAAATGAAATCAGCAACATCATTAAGATTTGGTTCTCCTTCACCAACTTTTTGATTTGTTGGATAAATAAACATTGGCTTTTTTGTTGACATTTTGTTAACTCCTTTGATTTGTCCGTCCGTTCTTGCCGTTTCGTACTTGCCGAACCCGTCTCGCCGTCCGTACATCTTTTGGTTAATTATTTATTTCGGAAGTGAAACTAATAATCGAAAATGTTTATAGATACAGAAAAATTAATCAGAATAAAAAAGCCGGAGGGAATTCCGGCTTCAATGCGTTCTAAGTAATCGTTCTTTGAAGGTATGTTTTTAGGTTGGAAAATTCATTTTATCTTTTCATAACCCTCCACAATTAGTTATTAATTATCAGCGCAAGCTAATTGAGTGCTAATCATTTATTTTTTGCACCGATTTTATTTTTATCGGGTTGCCAATTCAAATATTTTTCATTAACAATTATTCGAGCCGGTTTTTCTTCGGGGTCAATATCAAATGTTCCGTTTGATATCTGGTAATAAATAGCATTTCTGTGAATACCTTTTTCTTTTGCTGCTTTACTTATACTTATTGTTTTTGGCATTTTAATATTCCTTTGGTATTTCAACTAATGAATTTGTGTAAAGATAATCTATAATAAATTTATCAAGTTCTTTTGGGTCATTGATTAATAATAATGTTTTTGCAGTATCAAAATGAGTAGCTAATAATAATGCGGCTTCAAAATCATCTGTCTGCATTGCATCACAAAATAATTTTGCTCTTTCTTGTGAGGTTAATTCTTCTCGGATAAAATTAAGTTCATATTGTGCCATTACTTTCTCTAATCTTTGATTCAAAAATACAAAATTGTTTTGCAAAATGTCAAGAAAAATATTGATAAAAATACTGCTATTTTTTAATTGTTTGTTGCTTTTTTATAACTTCTTTGAATAATGTACAAACCGTCTCATAATCAATATCAATACTAAAAGATTCTTCCGTCCCTATAAAATAAATAGAAGTCCGTTTTTCATTTGTTCCCGGATTAATACGAATTAAAGTTATATCTGGAATTATAAATGTGGTTTTATCAACATATTCTTCTATTTTGATTTCGATATTTTGTTCTTTGGCATTTTGTATCTCATCAAAATTATTTGCATAAACTATAGGCAATTCAATTATTATCATAATCTTTCCTCTTTCCATTTATTAAATGTTTTCGGGATTTTATTATTACCCTGTTTTGCATCTAAGAATTTCATTGTTAATTGACAACGGCATTGAATATCATCACTTGTACCGGTTAATCCCGGACCTTCAACTAATTTTTTGATTCCGTCCATTGTAGTAAATAAAAATAAACCCTCAGCATTAGGATCAATTGATTCCATTTCGACATGGTTTTTTATTTTTGTCCCTTTGATTTTATGCGAATGTTTATCGTTGATTGCATCCCAATGCTTGAGGGCTTTCATTCCTATTTTTTCGGCAGCATCAATAACTTTATTCATTCCTAATAATCTTCCGGCTTGCTGTGCTCTATGTGTTTCTGTCCAAACTATACGACTTGATTTTGATATACCTATATTAAGTTCATTTGTTAATTCATGTGCTGTTTTACTAAAACCCCAACCTTGGATTAATCCTTCTGTAATATTATTACGTACTCGATCAATCATAGCACCAATATTTTTTAGATTACGTGTACTCCATTTAATTTTATCATAAGGATTAAATACGGCTGCTCGAATTGCACTTGTTGATAATTTAGTAAAATCAAGTCCTGTCTGTAAAGAAGATTCAGAAATAAAACCAGTCCAATTATATGCTTGTTCATAAACTGTAACGATTGCCTCTTTAAGAGTTGCATTAAAAGCGTTTGGAATTTTTAATAATTCGAGTTGAATATTCCTTTGTAATGCTTTTAATCTTCCAGTTCGTCTAAGCATTGCCGGGTCTGGTTTCTCACCATAGATAGAATAGATTTGTGCAAGTTCAGCGCGGATATTTTCGAGTGCGGTTTTATAGATTCTAATTAAATCACGTTCAAATTTTTTGATAATGCGAACGTCTAAATTATCGCCTTGATAAAATAAGTTTGTTAAATCCATTATTCATTTTCTGGATTTTCTAAATCATTATAAGAATCCAAATTTATATTCGGTTGTTCTTCTTTCATTTCATTAACTACTTTTTCCGGATTATCAATAAATGGCATTAATGAATAAAGAAGTTTAAGAGGAATTTTACCATAAAAGGCATTGAATATAGTTCCGTAATATTCTAAATCCATCGGAAGATTTCGAGTATAAATAAAATTAATTAGCAATGGATCAAAATCAATTCCCTTTTTCCTGAATGAAGTTGCAAGTAATTGATATTCACGTCTTAACCCTGCTGTAAAATTTATTTCTTTCATCTTAATATCATTTTCTAAAGCTTGTAGCATTCGAGCCATGGCAATACCACTAACATTTCCGGTGATTATACTTCTATCATGAAAATCTATACGCTTTGAAAATTTATAAATATTTTCTTTAAGACTATTTTTCTGATTTTCCAGAAACGTTCCATTATCGTCTTTCGTTATATAATCAACATCAAAATCCGGGTCTTCGCTCCCAAAGGCTCCGGTTAATTTTGCATTTTCCATGGTTTTAGGATCTGGTACAACTCCTTTGAATTTCATATAGGCATTTCGATAATCTTCACATTCATTTTGTGCATCTGAAATAAGTATATCATAAGCATCAATGTTGTCTATAACTCTATCGAAATCACCTTTTTGTGATTCATTATTAATAAACTCAATTAATGGTACTCCTTCAAAACCATGAGGCATCGATTCTTGTGTGTCTAATTGGAAAAGCCAAGGTTGACGTGTTGATTCAATGTAATAATAAACGTCTGTTGAATCATACCATTCTACAAACCAAACATCTTGTAATTGTCCATTATCAATATTTTTTATTTTGATTTGATAATAAATCATTCCATAATCAAGTTGATTTGTTGTGCGGTTATAAATAAAAATAATTTCCCAGGGCGGAACATTCATCATCCTTTCTTTGCCTCGATAATTTGGGTCATTCGAACCATCGATATAAAGCATACGTCCGCAACTTCCACAAACTCCCATATATAAAGCTGTTTCTAAATTTAATTTATGTGAATCATTGCGTCTATTAAAATCATTTATTGAATCGATTATTTTTGTATTGCTTTCTAATTTTTCATCAAAAACAGTTGACACATCAATGGCAATAAAATAAGAGCGACCTTGATCTACTATTAACGAAGGGAAATCCTGTACGAGTTGATTATTGGCTTTATAATCCGGTGTTCCTATCGGGCGGGTTCTCTTTTTTATTGGAATTGCATTTTTATCTAAATTATATCGTTCCCATTTCTCTTTTTGTTTTACTCGTAAATCCTCATAATCTTCTATCAAATCTTTGAATATTTCAGACATTATTTTATCATTACCGTAATCAAGGATGGCTTTTATTTCTGAGGAAATCATTTGATTAGCTCCGTTTCGTTTTTGCAAAACTAATTTATGAATTTTTTAATAGATACAGAAATATTAATCAGATTCGCTGTACTGCCTTCAATCTTTTTTCACGTACGTATTTTAACCAATTACAATAAACAAGTGAATCCATATTATCGGGCGAACGTCCTATCAATGCTTTTATATCTTCTTTCTTTGTTATTTTTATTACTCCGTTAGGTGTTTCATAATCTATTGATAAAAGTTCTTCCTCTAATTTTTCATTTTTAGGGATATTCAAACTTGATAAATCTATTCGCAACTGCCAATACATTTGACATCGTAAATTCAAAAAATTATTTACTACTTTTTTGCCTTTTAATATTTCCAAAGGACGTGAACCAGAATTAATTGGCACTAATTGAAAATCTATTATTTCTTTTTCCCCTTCTTTGTCAATAATAAATATTTCTTCATTTTCTCTTTTTGATTTTAGTATATCAAATACTCCGGACCCGATACCATCGACATCAATTCCAATTTTTGTAGGTCTATAAATTTTTATATAGTCGATTGCTTTATCGGCAACTTTGACAACATCTAAACCATGAAAATTATATTGAGTAAAATTATTACCTTTATCAAAAGTGAATACGGTATCATCTTCACCAAATCGTGCAACATCAATAGCCATATTACAATGCTCAAATTCTTTTATCGTTTCTGCATTCATGGCAGATTGTATAGATGAATAAGAAAATAAACCTTCTTCGTTATCAGTGGGAAATAAACCTAAAACTTTCCATCTAAATAAATTATTTGGGACATAAATTTTGCCTTCAAACTCAAAAGTATTTACTGAGGGATCATGTACCGGGACTTCTAAACACCAATCGTGTATTTTTTCTAATATCCATGAATAAGCAACAGCACCGGAAACAATTTCTTTTTTCTCAATTATATTCGGATGTGTTAGTGCCGATATCGTTATCGTTTTCCATTTAGTTTCTTTGGTATGTTTATGAAAGGGAACATTAATCATTGACGGATTGCCAATAGCTAATATATGTGCTTCTTCATTTGAAGTTATACCATCAATAGCACCCCAAATAGCAGGATGAACGCCACCAGCTTCATCTACGATAACAAGAACACGCCCAGAATGATAACCTTGAAAATTTACTGCCGATTGTTCTTCCTTTCCTTTTTCTACTGCTATCCCAACGGCAAACCATTTAGGCGCTATTTGATAATAAAGTTGCGTTAAAATACCACCAAGATTATATCTTGATTTTTTGTGTATCTCTGCTATTTCTCGCCATAATAAATCACGGACTTGTTTTAATGTCGGGGCTGTTGTTAATACAATTGTGTTAGGATAAGGGAGTAAATAACAAATAACTATTACGGCTGCAATAAATGTTTTTCCTACTGCATGAGCCGAAGGAACGCCAGTATATTTATTCAGCCAAACACTTTTAATAATTTCTTTTTGTTCTGTAGTAAGGTATTCGATTCCCAAGACTTCGGAAATCATATAAAATGGGTCACGTATTCTTTCGACAGTTCTTTTTTCAGCTTTACTCAGATTCATTTTGACGCACTAAATCGGCAATAGAGTTTTTCAAATTAACTTCGGTTGATTCAACCCATCCTTCCATTATTTGAAACCATAGTTTTTGACTTGCAGAAGTTCCTTTCCGTGCAGAATTGTAAACGCTTATTAATACGTCTGGACTAAGAACACGTAACGGACTTTCCTGCGGTTCAAACTTCATTTGCCTAACATGTTTCTTAATCGTAGTAACTGAGATTTTAACCCTTTGTGAGACTTCATAACTTGTAGGGCATCGTTTTAATTCTTTTATCAAATCGATATATGTCTGTTGAATTAAAGCTTGATTTCTCGCCCAGTCTATACGTTCGTCTGAGGGCAAAGTTTTAGATAACTTTTTTTGTTTCTGTTTTGCCATGTTATTTATCTTCTTTTATTAAATCAATATTTCTTATTTCTTTTAATTTTGAGGGGTCTTTCATTGCTTTATTATCGGATAAATTCTTTTGATTTTATAACTATCTAATGACCGTCCGTTTGGAGTCATGGGATTTGGATCCCAAACTTGTTTAGTGTCCCAATAAATTGCATGTCCCATTGGTTCGCCGGCTTCACTTTCTACTGCTATAAAACATGGAATTTCTTTTAGATTTATTGTTACTGTCATATTGAAATTATCATTAAAATCTTTTTGTTGTTGGATATCAAAACCAAATCCACAAATTGCCTGTTTCTTAAAAGCATAATGAGCAAATTCCCATTCTGAATAAGGCGGTTCATGTGAACAAAATAATTCAAAATCTTCTGGTGTTGTATTAAAAGCCATGGCTGCAACAATAGCTAAACATCTTTTATCACCAGAATTTTGTTTCAATCCTAAATTCTGTTTATCTAATTCAATAAAACTCATGCGGCTCTTTCCTTTTTATTTTCGATTGAATAAACAAAATCAAATAACTGTTTTATTGTTTCCGGTTCAGTATTTATTAAATATGATTCTAAATCTTGTTGTAAAATATGAAGTTCATTAAGACAATAATTGATAAATATTGTTAATGATTGTTCTAAATATTTTTCAAAGTAAGCCGGTTTATGCTTGTGAACGGTTTGAATATGAAAACTATGCTTGAAGCCCCACAATAGATAATCACATTTTCTTAAAAGCAAATGATGTATATCCATTTTAGGAAATAGTTTTTTTACATAATTAAAATACTTCCGTGATTTATATTCTGAAATCAATACATGATTGAATTGAATATATTTTTGATTAAGCAGGGTTATCATAAAATTTCTTTTAGAAGTTTACAGTTTTCAAATGCTTTTGTCCTGGTTAATGTTTTTCTGTTTTTACAAAAAGCGATTCTTTCGGGGACCCAGGTTTTAGCAAAAAACCCAGCCTTCGTTATTTCACCATTTGATTTCATATCCCGCGCAATAATTTTATTAATATAAATCCCATATTTTTCATAGACCCATGCTTGTTTAATTGAAAATGTCGCACTTGAATTGTTTGGCATTTGTCCGCGCCTAAATGCAGGTAATCCTTTCACATCAATATAGGCGATTTTTTCTCCATTGGGAGAAGTATAAATGATAATTACAAATCCGAATTTCTTAATAAATAATTCAGATAATTTACAATCTGAATCGCCGAAGCCAATTAGAAAATCCGGTTCATAACTCACCGAACGGCAAAGCGGTTTTTTATGATAACCAATTTTAGTTTTTAATTCCTTTGGCAATAATAAAGATTTAGTATCGGACAAAAGAAATGATTCGGGGTGATATTCAAAAGTTAAAATTAATCCTGCAGATTGCGCTTCTTCACACCATTGATAAAATTCTATTTCCTCAATAGAATCAAATTCAATTTTATTATAAACTGGTTTTTGTTTCAATTACTATTCTCCAAATTTTCTAAAAATAATTGAATCTTTTGAGTAAAGATAAATAAGGAAGTTTTTATTTGGATTAAATCGCAATCTTTTACTTGAATAAGGATTTTTTCTATTGTTTCGGGAGTTAAAAAATATTTTTGCCCGTCCCATGAGATTATCATTTGATTTGCAATTTGTTGTTTTGCTAATTCTCGCGGAGTGCCTTTATTAATTAATCTTTCGTATTCTTTCCGAATATTAAAATCACGTTCTATCTTATCAAACTTATTGAATAATGAAGGTAGAAGATCATTAATCATAATTAGAATCTCGTCTAATTAAAATAAATATAAACATCTTGAGATAAATAATAACTTTTTATAATTGCTATCGCATTTAATTCTTGGTTAAAACACAATCTTGCAAAGACTGAATTATCAAAAACTAAATCGGGATAAAAAAAATATTTCATTAATTTATTCTCTCTAATAAACTATGAACGAAAATTTTACATTCCTTTTTTATTACTTCTAAAGTCTTCGTATCAAACAAAACTTTTTCATTTGTATTATCTAAAATTTTATCAAGTACAATATTTTCCGGCTCCGGCTTGATAGTTAAATCTTGCGGGTCAAATGGTACCGGGGCATCATAAATAAAACTCACTGAATAATTCCGATTATTAATATTTATCGGCATCATTAACATTATGCCGCTTTTTCGAATAGTGATAATTGAGAATTTCTCTCCCGCAGAAAGACAATAGCTTCCTGCTCTAATTTATTAATCGCTTTAAGACAACCATCGGGTAAACATGTTTTTTCATCCTCTGTATTGTCATATTTAAGCGGTGAATTTAATAACAAAGGTGCATGAGAATTTTCAAGACTCCTTAATGCAGTAAATATAAACCCTCTTGCGTTTTGTTTATCATGGTAACTAAAACTTATTCCTCGCATTTCTATTTCATTATCATTACAATCTTTTTGTTCACAAATTATAATTACATATTTTCTTAGTGCGTGTATAGCATTCAAAAATCCCGCGTGAGGAATTTCTGGTGCTTTAATTCTTACCAATGCCGGCTCAGGATTTTTTTCATTTGTGTCCGTATAATATTCCATTTCTACTTTTTCATTTTTATTGATTTTGATTTTTAAGAACTTCATAGTATTCCTCCATTGTTTAATTAAAATTAATTATTGTTTTGCAAAATGTCAATTATTAAAAACAAGCTTCCTTAATTTGGGTTTGGGGTCATCTTTCTCATCCCACCAATCTTCTAATTTCAATCCTTTTGGTTTTTTATAAGGCAAGGAAATTATTCCTTTTCTACAAAGAATCCAAATAATTGTGTTGTTTATTATATCGCTCATTTCAAAATTATTCAATTTGCAGTGAAGTTATTAGATCAATAATTTCAAGATGCAAATGATAGATTAGATATTTCTTTTCCCGCAATACTAAATCCTATTTCAGGAATAAACTTAGAACCTTTTTCCACTTTTTTAAATCCCCACATTTTCATGGTTTCTTCAAATTGTTGTGGGTCATCGATTATAATATCTCTGAGGCTAATAACCATTTTAATTCTTTTGAAAGGTTCGGCAAGATTTAAAGTTTCTGTAGAAGAAATTTTTATCAGTGTTTCGTTAAATGTTGTGAAATTATGAATTTCTACTCCTACAACTTTTCTATTATATCTATAAAGGACAACATTTTCTTGATAGTCTTCATCGCCGATTAATGATTTTTCCTTACCCAATGTGATATATAAAACATCTTCATCAAAAAAATATTTCATTTTTTTCATATTGTTCATCTTTTTATTTCTTTTATATTTTTTATAAAATCTGTGTTTTTCCCAAATCGTATAGAGGTAATCAAACCAGAACCATTAACTACAATAACTAAAAATTTAGCAGGAAAGTTTCTTTTTCTATTATTCACCTCGCCTTCCCTTTTAGGACAAAAAGCCACTTTTTAATCAAATTTCGCATAAAATATTTTTTAATTATTTTTACGATTTTACTTGACATTGTCTTTACAATGTCTTATATTAACAATAGACATTTTGATTGACTTAACAAAAAACAAAGGAGTTAAAAATGAAAACATTAACAATAGCAAAAGGAAAAACTTTTGATGCAAAAGAAGACCTTAAAAAAGTTGGATTTAGCTGGAACTCAACTCAGAAAAGATGGGAATCAGAAAATCCTAATATGGACAAATGGTATGATGATTATTGCCGTCCATTGTATTGTGGTAAAAGAGCTTTTATTAATCAAGAAATTAATTTTGAAACAATTAATTTATAAGGAGTAAAAAAATGAAATCCTACACGCTAAAAGAAATCTATAATCGCTTTGGAGAAAACCCCGAAAAAGCTATCGTAAAAACCAACAAGCCTGATAAATTTAGACTTATTGAAATGATTGATAACTGGGAAAGTCTCTATGATGATGGAGTCGTAAAATCATACTGCTCTGATGCTAACCACAATATTTATGAGCCAGTGTCAGACCCCAGCGGGAAATATCAACCCTTTACAGTTTGGAGGAAAAGTTGAAAAAGCAATTTGGAATCCGCATTGAAGAAAAACTTATTGAGCGTGCTAAGAAGCTTGCAGAAAAAAACAAGAAGAATTTTCAGCATCCTCAAAATTATAATGCAGTCATAGAACAAGCTCTTGCAGAATTCTTAGAGAAAAACAAATAAGAACACCACTCCCGGCAAAAAGCAAAATAACAAGTGCATCAAGCAGACAGCCTTTAAGCTGTCTGCTTTTTTGTTTTGTTAAGTCAATCAGTATTTCAATGAACTAAGGAAAATTTAATACAGCAAATTCTCCAAAATATTTTTTTGCATATTCGTCATAGGCTCTTGCAGCAGAAATTTCATCGGGGAAAGAACCGATATGTTCTGTTTTATAATTAAATGTAATTTGAGCTATCCATTTATTTTTTAATCTCGGCTTATTCTGGAAACAAACACCTTTATATTTTGATGTTCTTTTAGAAGTTAATTTTGCCGGATGATTTCTTACATTATCTGCCTGTGAACAAATTCTTAAATTTTCTTTTCTGTTATCTAAACGATTTCTGTTTATATGATCTATCTTTTCTTCCGGCTTGCAATTCATAATCAGTCTGTGCATTAGGATATTTTTCTTTACGTCTCTTGCATATCCAATATGATAACTCCAGTAATAATTTTTAACTTTTAGAACATCTTCATCATCTACTAAAGCGAAATGATTTCTGCCTACTTTGATTTTTTGCATCTTTATAATTCCTTTTGTTTTATACAAATATACATAAATCAAAGAACTATAACAATTATGTCAAAGAACAATTAAGTTATCTAACTAAGCCGCTTGCGGTTTAGTAACCACGCCGTTATAAAGACCAAAGCCTACCATATCGGGTCTCCGTGGTAATCTTCGCCATTAACAATATCGCCATCCTCAATCCACGGTCTATCTTCATCGGGGTTCATTTTTCCTTTTCGTTTGCCGTATTCTTTCTTCCATTGTTTTTGATTTTCAATCAAGTATTTATAATTAAGCATTACTCCCGGTCTCTCTTTAACTCTTACCATAATTTGGTTGTATTCGTTTTTACAATCATTATCAATTTCTACTTTATCTATCTCACAAAGCCCGCCGTCAAAGTCTTGCGAACCACGTGAGCAGTAATAAGCACTCCCAACATATACTTTATCGCCCGGCTTTAGCTTTATAACTTTTGCCTCAACGCCGACAACTTTTTTTGTTGGTTTGTTTTTTATTTTAGCTTTCATTTTATATCCCAAGATTTATTATTAAAAAATTATTTCCGTTGCGGGTTAGGCAACGTACTGTTA